AATATAGTTCTTTCTTTATTAGATTGTCTTACATTCAATTCAAAGCTTGATGATATACTTCCACTATTTCTACTAACTTCAATTCCAAAAAAACTATCATTAAATATTGGTAATAATGAAGACGATATCTCATATGAACCAGAGTAATTAAATACAACTTTACCATATTTAGAATCTGTTGAACTAATAAGATTTACTCCCCAACCACTACCAGATATGATATTAAAATTACCACTATACTCCGGTTTTATAAAAAATTCTATTGTATCTGGTTTTCTATTTCTTTCGGTATTTTTCCATTCTAATTTAATACTACCAGAATTTTGTCCATAAAACTTCAATGCGGTGGTAATATTATCAAACTCCAATTTGCTCTTTGTAGTTTCCGTTACTTCTGGTCCTCCAAATTCTAAAATTGAAAGATTTGATGATGGAATACCATAACATGCCATTATTGCATAAACACCTCTTCTAGTTCCTTTGTGTTTTAATAAGTAAGGTAAATTATTTACAATTCTTCTCCAAATTTCGTATGTTCTTTTTTTTGCAGGATTTGATGGAACTAACCTACCAGTCTTATCATAAGTTGGTTTATATTGTTGATTACCATCGGAATCCATACCAAAGACATAATTCCAAAGTTGTGAATCTGCTGATAGATTTTTAGCATCCCAGTTAAATGATTTTAAAACATCAAATAATAATTTATCTGATATTCCATTTGTTGATTTATAACCCAACCCTCTACTTTTTTCTATTGATTTTGTATAATAATAGATGTTGTCAAAGTGTTGTCCTATCATTGAGAAAAATAATAATAAACTTTGGTTTTCGGTATTATTTACAATATATTGTGGTATATTATTTAATACATAGTTTGAATTATTAATATCAAATGATTCGGCAAGTTCTACCGTATCCGTATACCAATTTTCAACAATAACATTAGTCGAACTCAATCTAACATTACCATTGTGTGGCCACGACATCGATGATGATGTATATAAGAATTTTTCAAATCCATCAAATCCTTGTACCAATTGTTCTTTCTTAATACTTTGTCTTTCTATTTCTTTGGCTGATTGTAATGTCGATGACCAAGATGCAGTTTGTGCATTCTTAATGGAATCTTCGTATACTTCAATTAATTGAACTTTATATACAAAATTATCAACTCTTTCTTTCGCAGAACTAAAATGTACAAAGTTATCCCAAATATATTCGGAATCATTTACATATTGTATGTTTAAATCATCGGTATTCACCAATGAAGAACTTAAATATTGAGCTATTAAATTAGACGATGATGATACGGGTGCATTTAATATTAGGTCATCCAATGATTCATATCCCGTAGATTTTCCTACAACAAAATCAACATCTACACTAAAATTTGGCCCCTTAATCGGTGGACAATTTATACCGTCTTGTTGAGATAAAACAACCGTTTCAATTAATGGGTTAGTTAATAATTTAGTAATCCAAAGAGTTGAATTTTCGGTTATGTTTGCCGGTAGTGGTGAGTATAATTTTAATATTAAAGATTCAACTTCTTTACTAACTATTGTATTACCCAACTCATCGGTTGTCTTATCTGATAGAGTAAAATTATCCTCTTCCCATGATGAAACTATTATTTGTTCATCATTGCCAAAGTTTGCAAGATGTGTTAAATATTTACTTTCCTTCTCTGGTTCGGTGAATTTTAAGTTTTCAACGAATGCATCAAATAAAGTCTTTTTAAGTATATCTTCATCCAATCTTATACTTGATAATAACAATGATGTTTTTATTTCGTATTCATTACCAACCAATTCAACTGCACCACTTCTATTATATGGTTTTAAGATAACAGTTACATTGTTACTACCGGCCCATGTTGGAAATTTAGTAGTTAAATCTTTTAAATTTATTTTAACTTTACCATTTGCAGGTAATGACTTAAATAGTTGAATTTTACTTTTGTCCTTTGCAATTAAATCAATATCAACCGAAGAAGCTGCAAACGAATTCCATTCTATATCATATTCCAAATTAAAATCTGAAAATGAAGGGACATCTATATTATCGGGAAATATAATTTGAGTAATTGATGGAAAATCATTTACACTATTAAAATTAACAATGATATCTGTTTTATTTCCTGTACCATATGCATCACTGTATGGAACTACTATTAACTTTTTACTACCATATACACCTGCAAAATCTTTTTTAAATGATAAGTCAATAAATCCCTTAGTTGCAGGAACTCTTATTTTACTATTTGTATTTAAATAAAAATCAACAAAATCGGTATTAGATGAATTAAATGGTATATTAACTATTGTATCTAAATCGGAATCTTTTACATTATAGTCGTATTTTGTACTTGTAATAGATACTATTGGTTGTTCGGATAATATTGTTTTTTCTAATACAACCGACACCGCAAATCCACCCGTTAATAATTCAGTAGCCGGTATTGATATAAATTTGTCACCAATTGTCCACTTTGAAACATCTTTTGAATTTTTCTCTGCAACTTGTCTATTTGCATAAAATATTTTTAAAATTTTATAATTACTCGGAAGTGTTCCTTCTACATAAATTTGTAAAGTTGAATTTGTAAGATTTGATTTTAATGTATTTTTACCATCTGTATTATAATCGGCCAAACTTATGGTATCGGTAGATATAATAGTATCACCAGAAACTATCTGATATTTTAATTTTAATAAATCACTGACTTCATTTTGTAAATTAGATGCAAATACAATTTCATAATTAACCAAATAATCCACATTAACCGGTGTATTCGGTTCATCGGATTGTAATGTCTGACCTTCTGTAATTGCAATTGGTGCAATTTCTATTGGAGTAGGTTCTATTGGGTTAAAAAAAATATTACCACCCGCACCATCACCACCATATTGTAATTCTATATCGTCTGTATTTTCGGCCATTTATTCTTTTTTATAAATATTTTATTATCTAAAATTTTCTGCTCTACCTGCCCCACCATCTATTCTTTCTCTATCATCACCTATTCCTCCTCCTCCACCACCGGATGAACCACCCGTTCCACCACCGCCTGGAGGAGGTGGAGGTGTATATCCGCAATTTGAAGAATTTGATGCAATCAATGATTCATATGAACCACCACTACCATCTGCATATTTTCCATATTGGTCATATCCTTTACATAATGTTGAAAGCAATGTCCCCTTTGCAGGGTAAATTATTCCCAAATTAGAATCATCAAACACTGTAACTGAACCCGTTGGTGAATAAACATTTATTTTTGTTTCTGTGAATGTTGAAAATGATTCTAAATTATTTTGTATTTGTTTTTGTAATTCTGTGATTGCAAATTCTTTTGGTAGTTGTATCGTTTCAACACTTCTTCTTTTCAATACTTTAGAATTATTGTCAATACAATTATTTAAAATTTTTTGAATTTCGGTCAACATCATATTATAATCATAAACTTCAAAATCGTCAAATCTGGTTTCCGATTGTTTTCCAAAATTAGATTCACCAACATTATAATATTTGTTAGTTAAATAGTATTGTACGGATAATTTAAAATCTTCAAATATCTTTGTTCTAAAAGTATCAAATTTAGTTAGGCCAAAGTCTTTTCTTAAAATTGCAAAAAAATCTTTACCAAATTTAGTTTCTAAGTATGAATCTATTTTAGTTAAAAAAGAATTTTCATATGCATTTAAAGAATCCAATATAGAAACTTTATAATATAAAAAATCTTTATTTAAACTTTTAAGATTTTTAAATTGTGTATTAGTAATTTTATTTATATTAGAATCTTTTGTTTTTAAAGGTAAAATTCTAATCTCTTCTCTAGATGGTGAAACTTCTTGTATCCAAACTCTAGTCAATTCATTTTCACTACCAACTTTTTGTTTTACAAAGTTTATATTAACTTTGAGAATCCCATTTGTAAATCCTAAATCATTTAATAACTTTTCAATATTGATTGCAAGTTCTTTTTGACCCTGTTTGTTTGTAATATTATAAAGATAACTTTGAATGTCACCTTTTTTAATATATGCAACATTGTTTCCTGACTTATGTGGTAATAAATTGTTGTTAATATCATAAACCGATATCTCCATAACATCATATCTACTATTACCAAAATCTGATTTTTCTATTTCATTTTTGGATAGTATAAATAAGTCCTTATCATCAATAAACTTTCCTTCGTTTGTTGAGTTATTATTGATTGAATCAATATTTGTATATTTTGTAATACTCATAATCTATTAGTATGATTTAGGATGTGCAATCTTTAATTCGGTTTTAAATGACTTAGTTTCGGATGTACCATCCGCTCTTTGCACTGTTATACTAAGTGATGCATTATAGAAAACAGTATTGTCTCTTTTACCATAACTCGTACCCTGTGGAGTAGCTACAAAATCAATTTCCTCAGTTGACCCAGCAGTTATTTTAAAATCAGTTTTAGGAATTCTAAACCATTTCTGATTTCTATCCCATGTTGCATTTATTTTAATAGTTACCGGTTCTAAATCATTATTGGTTATCTTCAAATTCTTACCATTAATCCATTCTTTTGCATCGTCTCTTGCATTCTTAATTTTATAAGACATTACCGGGTCAGTTGCTGACCCTTTTGGTGAGAAGTTTGCAGTTACTATTTTATTGATAATAGTACCACCTTGACTTTGTGCAACCGTCTCTAAATCTTTTTGTTGTCTTACAGCACCCAATTGAGATTGTAAACCTTCTATGATTGCATTTAAAGAATCTATTTGTTTAATTAATGCTTCAATTTGTGCTTTAAATCCGGTCTTTTGTGATTGTAATGATGCTCTCAAAATACTTTCATCAACCGACTTTTGTAGTGATGTAGAAATTTGACTAGCGAAATCTTCAATCGTTGCATTTAAAGTTTCAATTTGATTAACCAATAAATCATTAGTTTGTTCAATACTTAATCTATTATTTATTTCAGTTTGAACTTGTGATTCTAATGTAGTTATTCTGGAATTAAGAGTTACAATATTTTCATTTAATGTTCTAACTCTTTTTCTTAAATCTTCATTTTCTACAACCTTTTCATTATATATTGGTCTTGGTACTAAATCTAAATTTGTATTTGGTATATTTGGTAGTAATTCTTTAACTTCAACATCAACGGCCTTTATTAATTCCTCATCATCGTATTTATCTTTTGTTAAACCTTTGAACACCAATGATGATACTATGTTCATATTGTCTACAACATTAACACCATACTCATTTCTATTAATTGCAGCCGAACCTGATACACTTAAAATTGACTCTATTTGTTTATCCTTTTCTTCCTGTAACTTTATCGATATTGCTTCTAAATTGGTCATTTATTAAACTATTTCAAATATTAATTTTTCATCTATAATAGTAGATATTCCACTTTCTATTATTTCCAATTTTAATAAATAAGTTCTATTGATTGGTAGTGTATTTAAATCCATTATAAAATAATTTGAAATAGAATCACAACTAACCTTTGTGTATTGTCCAAATGGAAATATTATTTCACCCGTCTTATAATCTTCCAATTGATAATATGTAGTGGTTGGCAAATATTTTGTTTGGTCGTATGCAAATGTTGTTCCAAATGATTTTAAAGGAAACATATCCCTACCTTTAACTCTAACTTTTATTTTTTGATTTTGCGGATATTCTTTTTTCAAATTAGAAACAATAACTTTGTAATCACCATCAGAAGCCGAGCCTGTTACCGGAGATAATCCTGTTGTTGTAAACGATTGGTCATCCCAAACTAATTCTAATTTAGGTTCGTATATTGTATTTGTTTCTTTTGAAAAGAATTTAAGAACACCATAATCCAGACCATCATTGTCTGTGCTAATTGACGCGGATGTGTGGTGGTGTAATATAATTCCATCATTAGTTAATCTATTTGAACCACTAATCCATAGTTTTACAATATTTGTTACATCCATTCTAATATCATCCGGTTCATTACTAAATGATTGAGACGCCATAGATGCCGTATACCACGTTCCTCCACCACCATTGGTGATTGAACCCGTATCGGAACCTGCACTATATGAGCCCGATAAATCTAACCACTTAGAACTACCATTTTTATAATACCAACTAACACCATCCGATGTTATGTTATCAAATTTAGTACCAGTTCCCATTGTCCAACTTTGAGAAATGGCATTTGCGTAAATTGTATATTCCAATGGTATTTCTTCGGAATTTGCAGATTTTAAATTTAAGAAAATAGAATAACTTCCTGTTCCTATACTTTCTACAATTGATTGGGAAATTTGTGCTGTATTAAATTTTAATAAAGTTCTAGCTATATCCATAGTAGAACCATAATAAAGTTTACCCACCTCCAATATCTCATCTCTACCGGCGTTTTGGTCTGGTTGTTGTAAGTAAATACTTGCATCGTATGATGCTGTGAAAAATTTATGCATTATAAAGCCCTCCCTTTTATGTCTTTGTTAGGATATTTTACTTCGAAAACACATGGGTCTAAAGATGGATATACAATCTTACCTTTAGTTGCATCTTCTATATTATATCTATTTGTTGAATAATTTCCGTCTCCACCACATAAATTTGAAATCTTTACCGATGGTACACTCATAACACCTTCTATATTTGCCAATATTAATTCCATTTCTGAAATATTAATTGGTTTGTTAAATGTCCAGTTGTCAATTTCAAAATATCTTTGAACTTCTGCTAAACAATTTGTAAGAACTTCTCTTTTATTATAATTTGAATATGTTATAATTTCAAAATCTACTCCAATATTTACTATAAATCCATTTATGATATTCACACCATCCGTTAACATTCTATATTCACCTAAATAAGTTTTAAGATTTTCTTTAACTGCTTGATTTAAATTAGTTAATTTTTTATTATTATCATATCCTAAGACATACATATTAATTGCAAATGGATTATTTACTTCGGATATAGATGTATTTTTTTGCGTAAGATATTTAATCAATTCCTTTTGAATATCTTGTTTTGATAAACCTTTAATAGATTCTACTAAATTTGTAAATTCGGTAATATTTTTAGGATTTGCAAGAATAGATGAAGGACTATTATTATCTATTTCACCATCCGGACTAACATACACTTTTGCAACACTACCATATCTTTCTGGCATTGACATTGCTCTTACTATATAGTCTTGTCTTGTTACTGCTCTATTTTGTGAACCAAATGTTGCCAATGCATTCTGTCTAATTTCTTCGATTGATTCCGAATCTCTACCACCAGTTGCAGCTTCTAAGTTTTCAACTGCTACCGATGATTTTATGTCATCATATGCATTTAATTTATTATCTGGAATTGATAATAAGTCATCTTCAAATTCTATTAATCTAATTGTTGTTAAATCTCTTTGATTTATATTTGATTGAACACCACCACCCACTAAGTATTTTATAGTAAGTTGTTTATTTGCAGGTGCAATTCCAAATGTGTTTGTTTTCAAAAAATTAGATGGGTCAATTCCATCATTTAATCTATTAACAGAGTTTGCCAATCCCAATCCAACATTTTTTGGATTTGGTAAAATAATTTCATCATCCAATCTAACATCACCACTTCCAAATTGTAAATCCATAGTATTATCGGAATTTACTTTTACACTAAATCTATATGGAACTTTTTTAATTTCTAAAATATATGGTACTACCGAAGATGATATACTTAAATTTCCAGTATTTACTTCTGTATTTGGTTTTTCTATAAAAACACTCTCTTGTGCTAAATAAGGAACTTCGTAATATTTTATATTATCATTATCAGTTACAGACGTAATTTGTATTATATTAGTATCAGAAAGAGTTGCAGTGGGATAATCGGTATCATCTCCAAATGTAATAGTTGTTGAAATTTCTTGAGCAGATATTGCTTTTACTTTTTTACTTACTAAATATCTAGTTGGTACTCCGTCCACTCCCCTTTCATAAACCTCAATCTCTCTTCCAACCGGTGATGAAAAGTCAACTGCATCTACCGTTCTAAATATTATAGATGAATTGGTAGTTGATTCAACTTCCATACCATCTTTAATTCTTAAATAAAAGCTCTCATCTGGACCATTATTTACACCAATTCCTATTCCAGGTAATAATTGATATACCTTTAATTCTGTCACCGCGGGTGATGTAACTTTTGGTTTATATCCCATTTGTTGTGCCAATGCCATAACATTTTTCCTTTCGGTTGCATGAGCCAACATGGATTCTTTTAGTTGTACATCTTGATAGAATGATAACATATCACCTATGGCAGCTGCCTGGTCAATGAATATACTACCCGGAGAAGCTTCTGAGAAATCGGAATATTGATTTGGAAAGTATGTTTTTGTAAAATCTACCAAGTTTTGCTTTAATGTTGCAAAATCTTTACCAACATATGATAATTCTTTATTTCCTATATTATTTAAAGGTTTAATGGCCATTTTAATTATTTACATTTATTTGAAGTGTGTCTGATAAATTTGGGTTTGACGCCAACGAAAATTTTATATCCAAAAATATTTTATTATTGTCAATATCAATATCATCATAGTCAAATATTATTTCATTTATTGTTATATATGGCATCCAAATCGAAACTGCGTCTAGTATTACATTTTCAATTTTATTTTCAATCAATTCTCCATCAATTTGTTCAAATATTAGTTTCCATATATCACATCCAAATTCTGGTTCCATAATTCTTTCACCTTTGTGAGTTAGAATTAAGTTTTTTAAAGAATCTTTGGCCTGGGTTAATGTAGTATAGTTAACAGCAAAAATACCATTAGAATCCGATGCTCTGTTTACACCAATTCCTAATACTTTATAATTATTTTGTGTTAAGTCTGTAACATTAACTTTACCAAGTTCTATTGCCATTTATTAAAATCTTTTAACTAATTCCGAATAATTTCTTGTCAATGCTTTTATAGTTGCATCTTGTAAACCGTCACCCGTAGATTCAAATTGTTGTGGAATATTTTGAGGAATTTGAATACCTTCTCTAAAATCCATTGTTTCCCATTCACCTTCATCAACTCTTAATTCTGGCTTAATCATATCCAACACACTACCTACGGCTTGTGCACCCTCTTTTCTTTGTTCCGATGTAAATGGTTGTGTCATATTCAAAATCTCATTTATCATTGGGTCTTTTGAAAATTCCTTTGTAGGTCTTTGTGGTTGTTGAACAGGTTGTTGTCTTTTAGTAGGTACAACGGGAACCTCAGTCATCTCTTTTAAAGATGGTGTTGTTTTCTTTTGTGAGTTTAATGTAACTGCACCAGACTTAATTAATTTAACAAGTTCTTCTTTTACTTGTAACTTAACTTCGTTTTTAACAACTTCTTTAATTAAAGTTAGTAAAATTTCTGATTTCATAATAATTGTTTATATATGTTTAGTAATAAATATTTGATTTAATAATTTATCCAATAACTTTATATCCAGTCCAATTTAATATCGCGGGTGCGGGTGGAGCTGGTGGTGTGTATTGTGCAAATACTGCCATATTACCGGATGTTCCCATTAAATGAAACTTAGCTAAATTTACAAATGGGTCTGCAAATACATTTGTTGGATATGAGAAAAGATAAGTCGGCAATGTAAACCATATATTAGGTATAATTGGTAATCTATCTAATATAAGTTGTTCTGCCAAATCTCTTAACTCCTCCTCTGTTGGTATTTTTTCTTCTATTTGTTTTTTAATTTCTCTTATATTTGGAATTTTTGGAATGGAAACATACAAAGATAAATCTATATCAGGAACCAACCCCTCTGCGGTATCTTTAACATACTTTACAACCTCTTCCTTAGTAGGTAGTGGATTTGGTATGGTATTCTTTGCAAGTTCAATTGCATTGACTATTGGAACAACAAATGGTTGTAATACTATTTCTTCAATTGGTGGAATAATTTGATTTTTAATTTCTACAATGGCCTGTTCTATTAACTTCTCTTTAGCTTCCTCTATTAATTTCTTTTTATTTGGTAATTTTGGAAATGGAAACTTTATAGCTTTTTTAATTTGACTACCAATTGCCGGTTTTTTCTTTTTTGCTTCTTTTAACTTTTTAATTATTTCAATTGCACCTTTGACTACTGGATTATTTTTAATATCAGGTTCAACTACTTCTTTGTTTATTATTTTCATTGCAGTTTCATATAGTGGAATCGTTATTGGTGGCAGAGGTGGAATAACCGGAATAGTCACCGATTGTTTTTTAAGTTCTTCCTCTAATATTTTCAAAGCTTCAACTTCTGCTTTATTTTTAGCTGCTGAAATTGCAAGTGATGTCGGATTTGGGCCAATGTTTTGAATAGTACCAGGTGCGGGTAATGTAGATGGCCAACCCAATGGTTTTAATAATGGATTTGGTATTGGTGCCATTTCACTTCCTAACCAATATGCATCAAATGCTGCCGGATAGATTTCCTCTAATATATTAAAATTATCACCATCACTTTCTTGACCTTTTTTCATTGCATTTTTGATAACATCGGACATACCTTTGACATTACCATTAACAACAGGAACTCCGTATATATTATCACCACCTCTTTTTATACATTGGTCGTATTCATTTGCATAAAAATCAGCAAATCCTTCCGTATCGGCAGCAAAACGACCAGTAATCATTGATTCTAAAATGTTTTTTTTAAATATTAACCAAGACATATTACTTACTTAAGAAATTATTAGATGATAACATATCCCTTAATTTGGACTTAATTACATCAAATTCAAATCTATTAGACGGGCCCTGAAATGTTGGGCCTACCGGTGTTGCATATATTTGTCTGTTTATTGCATCGATTAGTTCTCCCATTAATTTTATCAACTCACCACCCAATACCATTTTTTGAACATCTGCACCCGCATCTCCTGCACCAGTATTCTTACCTAAAAATATCTTACCATTTTCTGAATTAAGAAATATTTGATTAGCTCCTTCGGAATGTATTGTTATATTTTGTTTATTATGTATATAAACTTCTTTTTCAGCATCTATTGAATAATTACCATCAGTTATTACACCAGTATTTCCTTTTCCGAATATAATAAACTCAGATGCTTTTGCAGAAAGGATTACTCTATCGGAATTTACGAACAATTGATTACCTGTTAGTTTTTCCGAATTAGGATATTCTTTGAAAGCTACTTTTGTTTTGTTTATAGTTTCTTTAAATGGTACTTTAACTTTGTTAGATGTAAAATATACGGATGTTCCATCTTTGTTTATATCTTCGTCTACTAAAATTCCAATTTGTTTTGAATCTAATTCCGGATTTTGTTTATTTCTAATGAATATCGATGGTGATGACGTTTTGCCATCCTCTGTTAAATGAAATTCTGAAAATCTTATAGTATTTCCAACCCTGCCACTTAAAATGGTGTCACCCTGTTTTGGGTTTATGAATTTAATTTTTTCGTTTATTTCATAACCTATGTTAGACTTTTTATTTTCATTATTAGTTGTACCACCCGTTTTTGAAGTGTTAGATAACGATTGTCCGGATTTGGAAGCTCCTTGTGTATCAACCGGTCTAGTTGCTACATAAGTTACTTCATCTCTTCTATAATTTGAATATGGTGTATTGGTATATGGTAACCAAAATGTCTGATTAAACATTTTAAATATAACAACCGTTTCACCCTTTATTGGAAATGTGAAATTGTTTTTGTCAAATGGAAATGCATAATCTTCAACTTCAAAAGTATCTTCAAATTCATAAGTTATTGCACCATACATTCTAGCATCTAAATCCGAAAACTTTTCATTTTCATTATATATAGAAACTACATCGTCTTTATCTTTTTTAAAAAATGCAGAATTCGTAGGATAAACATTATTAACAATGGCCAAAAATGATGTAATTTCGTTCATTATAATTTAGTTTTAATTTCTTCAATTTCAATTTGAATATCCGTTAATTTCTCTTTATTTTTTTCTTCTACTTGATTTATAGTATCTTCCATATCTGCCAGTAATTGAGCTTTCTCATTTTCACTTAACCAACCATCTTCACCAATACCCTTTGCTTCCGCAGCTGCCAATCTTTGAGCAATAGTTGCAAGTTTAATTAAGTGGTCATCGTTTTTAACCGATACCTCAATTAAATCTTTTATGATAGGTGCAATAACAGTTGCTTCTCCTACATTACGAATAAGTTTTCTTAGGGATTCAATCAACTCAGAAATGTTTTTCTTTTTGTTTTGTTGATTTTCGTATATATCTTTAAATAATGACGATAAGTTTTTACCATCAAATAATTGAAATTCTGTTGCCATTTTGTTTGTTTATATACTAATAATTATTTACTTATTAAAAACTTCCCCAAAACTAAATAATCCATATCACAATTAAGGAATGTCCAAATTGCTTTTTGTGGGTCATTTGTCATTGTGTGGTCTTTTAAGTTAAATGATGTATTCAATAGAATAGGTGTTCCTGTTAGTTTTTCGAACTCCTTTAATAAGTCATAGTAAAGTGGGTTATCTTCTCTTTTAAGCGTCTGTATTCTTGCAGAATTGTCAATATGGGTTACTGACGGAATGTTTACATCCTTTTTAACTTGGACTACTTGATTCATATATGGAACATCTTCTTCTGATAGAAAATACGTTTGATAATCTTCTATTGTAACCGATGGAGCAAATGGTCTAAACATTTCTCTCTTTTTGACAACCTTATTAATTCTATCTCTAACATCTTCCAAATGTGGATTGGCTAATATAGAACGATTACCCAATGCTCTTGCACCAAATTCAGTTCTACCTTGAAACCAACCTATAATGTTACCTTCATTAATTAACTTTGCAACCGATTTACACAACATCTCATTGCTATCGAACATTTCAACTTTACTTCTATTATTTTGTAATATAATTTTAAGTAATTCAGGACTACTCCACTCCTCACCTAAATATGGAGATTGATTATCGCCACCTTTTACTTTTGGATTTCCCATTACAATATGATGTTGATATAAACATGCACCAATTGCAGAACCACTATCTGATGGTGCAAATGGAATCCAAACATTTTTGATATTTGTATGTTTTTTAATTTTACCATTTGCAGTTCCATTATATGCACATCCACCCCCTAATACTAAATTTTCACATTCCCAAATATTAGTAATTCTATTGATAATAAAATATAATGCACTTTCATACCACTTTTGTAATGAGGCAGCTAGGTCTTTATGATGTTGTTCAATTGGTTCATCTTTAAATCTAGGTGGAAATCCAATTAAATCAATAAGTTTTTCATTAAACATATCATTATCCGATGTATGCCATGTAAAGTAAGACATGTCCATCTTTACGATGTCAATTTCACCACCGGTAGTAATAACTTTATCAAATATGTTATTATATTTTTCATTATCACCATATGGAGCCAATCCCATTACTTTATACTCACCTTCGTTTGGTTTAAATCCTAAATAAGCAGTAAATGCAGAATATATCAATCCTAATGAATGTGGGAAATGTAATGTTTGTATTTTATGAAATCCTTTCTCATCACACATTGTGGCATATACCGAATGTCTTTCACCAACTCCATCAATTGACAAACCTATTGTTGTATCAAATGGTGATGTATAATATGAAAGTGCTAAATGTGATAAATGGTGTTGTGTATAGGTAACGATTCCTTCATATCCAATGGATTTCAATATTTTTTTTAAATTACCTTCGGTTTCATTCCATCTTTTATTAAACTTTCTCCACTTCATTGGGTATCTTAAACCACCCCACTTTCCTATTGTTTCTTTAACTCTTTCATACTTATCATTTGGGTTTTCATACCAACAAATCATATCAATTTCATCAATTGTTATTTTTGTATATTCCAAGCACCATTGAATTGCTTTAAATGGAAAAGAACTATCGTGTTTAATTCCTGATAGTTTCTCTTCTTCAATTGCACATATAATTTTACCATCCACTAATAGTGCTGCAGCTGAATCGTGATAAAATGCAGATAAACCTAATTGTATCATACTTAAATTTTTATATCACCATATTTGTCAAATTCATTATATAATTCCATTTGTCTTTCTTTCATTTTGTTGACAACTTTGGTTATATAATGAGTAGGGTGACCTGTCATTTCTCTAATAAGTAAATACAATGATTTTTTATTAAAGTTTTCTATATAATTTGCTCTTCTAAATAATTCTAATACTGAGTCTGCTATTTGCATATCTCTTTTCTTTGGAAAGTAATTTTCTAAATGTTTATCCCAATATTGTAACATTCTAATATTAAATGTTCTATGTTCATCGTTTCTTTCTTCTTCTCTAAAATTATTTTCAGTATCAAATGATTCAGGTAGACCTGACATTACATCGGTATCTTTATATCGTTTGTAATTGGCATTATTATTTAAAATAAGATAGTTTCTTGCAACAATAGTAAAGTATGAGAAGGCCTTCCCCTTTCCTGATTTATACATGTGTATTTTTTCAATCATAAACGCAACCACTTCCGACATTACATCTTTTGGGTCATCATCAAAATAAGTAAATTTCCATTTATTATAAACTATCTCTGCAAGTTTGTCAAACGCAGATGCAATTCTTTCTCTATACAATTTATCTTTAATATACTGTTCATTAGTTAAATTATACTCAATGATTGCATCTTCGGTATCTTTTGTAAAGTATTGACGATTCGGGCCTCTTTTTTTTCTAATTGGCATTTTGTTGTGTTTTGAATTTTTCGATAGTTTCTTTAATTTGATAAAATATAGAACCCACTTCATCATCCTTCTCAAACATTTCACGACTATCTATTAGTCGTAATGCTTCCAGTAATGCTTCGTTTCTTTCCAATTCCGTTTGTAAAAAAATATCATTTTCTTCAATGATATCTTCGTATTTTTCTAATTTATTTAAAAGATTATAAATTGCAAATGATAATGCAACTACTAATATTGATAATATTGAGATTATTGTGTATAACATAATTAAACGATTTCGTATCCTTTTAAAAAATATTTGTTTGCATTTTTGAATTTAATTTCAACCATTTCACCTTCTTTCGATTTCATTACAATTTTATCGTTTCTACCATATGTTTGTCTTTTGACAACTTGTGTATTATAAACTCTATCTTTAATTGTAAATCCGTCTAAATGGTCAATTTCATGTTGAACGATTACCGTCATCATAGTTTCTTTTGAAATTGATTCATTTTGTTTATCTCCATCAGGATTAATTTCAAATGTTAACTCACCTAAGTTATCGGTATCTACAACAATTTTACAAGCTCTAATAGTTCTAACAGGTTTTTCAACAGTTGATGGGATTGATAAACATCCTTCAAAGAATAAAAAACCTTCTTTTGATTTTTCTTTAATTATTGGATTTACTAAAAATAATTCTTCGTCACCAAACTGAATTAAACAAACTCTTTTCTTAATTCCAATTTGTGTTGCAGAGATTCCTAATCCCGGGTGTTTTACTAAAGCTTCACTTAATTGTAATCTTAATTCATCAGATTCTTGTTGCGTTATTTCTGATTTTAATACAGGAGTTTTAAGATACTCCGTAAACTCTTTTGTTGTTAGTCCATTAGAACCTTTGTCAACTATTAATTTCATATTTTATTTTTTTAATCCGTATTTTATCCATTTATACCAAATTCTTTCGTGAATATAGTATTGTATGGGTTTATAAACCAATTCTGCTACTCCAAATGCTGCTCCAACTTTAATTGAACCACTTATCAACCACATTAATAAGAAACCAATTAAGGTACTTAAAATACGATATGATATGGTTTTTGCAATGTGTCTCTTACGTTCTACTATCATAATAATGAATTAGTTTTTTTCATATATTTTTTATTCCTATTCAAAATAGTAAGATTAGATGCGTAGACAACTCGTTTATTTGTTGATTTTTTATTCAATTCAGGTTGATGTAGTATGTCAGCTGGGAACATTATTATTTGGTTTTCCATAGGTAAAAAGGAAACTTCTACATCATTTTTTGTTTTAAAAGATATATGACCATCCTTACCTTCTAAATTATTGGGCATTTGAACATAATAAATAATACTCCATTGAGGAGGTTCTTTAAGGTACATTAGATTTCCTTTACTTATGTGATTGTGAAAATTAGTTCGGTCATTTTTATTGTCACTAATAAAAACCCAATCATCTTGTGAAATTAAATAATTTTCATCTAATTTAAAATGTAATAAAACTTTTTTTAATATTTCATTTCGTATATCTATAATATTTTTTGAAGTTACTTCAATTCTGGATTGTATTCCTGGTGAATTTATCTTATTTGTTGTAAGTTTAGAAACATCACAATTATATTCCAAATCTTTAACCAACATTGAATTATCAATATTTGTAATAGTTGACGTAAAAATTGTCAAATCTTCATTAAGTTTTAATTCTTCAAACATAATTATTCTTTATTCATTTTATAAATTATTTCATCTCCGTTGGAGTCAATATATTTTTGTCTAATTGCCGTTCCACTAATTTTTTCGATTTCTTTTGGTGGTTCGTGATAAATTACATCATAACCAACTCCTCTACCATAATTTACACTCTCAATATCTGGAATTATTGATAATAAAATTTTATCCCAATTGTTTGTAAAAAATGGTTCTTTTTGTAATTCTTGTAATACTTCTTGTGCTGATTTAGGATTATTTTCATCCTTTTGTACATCTCTAATAGCAACCCAACAATTATTCCCTTTTTCCAATTGTTGATTGATTAACCACTCATGTCCTTTGTGCCAAGTTTGCCATCTTCCGATGAATAATGCATATTTTTTCATAAATTATAATTTCGTATTTCTAATATACGAAAATAATTCTAATTTACCAAATATTAATAAGTTTTAATATTTTCATTTTCACTTCTTAGTCTAGATAACTCTCTAACATTGCCACCCTTAGTTGATAACCAATAATTAACTGCCTTTGGGTTATTTATCCATAAATTTCTTTTATTCCAAGGAAATTCTGGATGCATATATTCTTCCCATTTTAAATCTGGGAGATTTTCTTCTACATTTTCAGAAGTAGGTGTATCATCAACCACAATATTAGTAGATTCAACATTTGTATTTTCTTTTTTCTCGTTAATCTCATTTTTTTCAGTTTCGTTAACAATATTTTCCTCTATAATTTCCTTTTTATCACCATATACCTGATAATTCTTATAGTTTTCCTCCATTAGCTCATCTAAATCTTTAAAATCCGGCTTTTTTTCCTTTTTTTTACCAATTAATCCGTTAAATGCGATAATTAGAGCAACTGCCAATGGGTCAAACACTATTACAATCAAAAATATGAAGAATTTTACAACATTTTTCAATTCCATACCAAATGCTTCGGCAATAAAACGAAATCCACCTACTTCTTTCTCCAAATCTAAGTTTGAAGTCTTAATTTCGTTGATTTTTTCGTTATTTTTAGCATTTTCCGTTTGTAAAACCTCTATTTTTTTGTTAATTTGAGCACTTTGTCTATCTTTTTGGTCAATTGAACGTAAAAGACGAGAATTTACCTTACCTTTGTCTAAAATTGTGTTTTGTGTTGAGGATAATTGTCCTAATTGAGTGTTTAATTGGGTAATTTGTGCAGTATTTTGGTCAATCTTTGTAGTATAGACTAAAACCTCTCTATCTACCTGTTGCAATTTTAAGGACTGAGATTGGAATGCATTGGAAAGATATCCAAATATACCCGCAGAGGTGATTAACATCAATAATGCAACGGCAGAGGTCAAATACCACTTATTAAATCCTTTTATGTTTTCCCACTCTTGTTTTAGGTAAGTTGCAGCAACTAATTTTGCAAACTCTAATGCACCGGCCATTACCATAACCGATACGGCTGCTCCACTAAATAGAACGCCCAAACCTGTTACTGAGAAGTAAGCTGCACATCCGGCAATAATTAGTGCAGAAAATCCGACTAAATATTTAAGCCAATTCATTTATCTATTTATTCTTGTTAATTCGGAAATGCGCTCTACTACCTTTCTCGCATCTTCCAACGTAGTGTGTGCTTCTGATGGTGACATTGATTGTGCACCAGTAATTCCGTTTTGTAAAATCCTCAACTTTCCGTCTAAAGATTCTAATAACGTTTGTATTTTTTCGTTGTATATCATAGTAATAAATATTTATTTATAATAAAAAAGGTAGAAGTGTTTAATCTCCTACCTTTTCAATATACGAAAAATAACTGAATTAACCTAATTTTGGGGTTAATTTTTTTGGTTTGGACTCTTCTTTTCTTTCAATAGTAATTAAGAGAATACCATTTTTAATTTCAGCTTTTGCCTTTCTGCCATCGAAGTTTTTACCTACGTTAACTCTTTCTTCAATGTCTGAAATTAATTGATTGAAAGGATTTTCTTTGTCCTCTTGTCTTTTTTTAGCTTTGATTTCAATCTTGTCCTCAAAGCAGTTGATTTCAATATCATCAGGATTGTGTCCTAATACTGATAGTGCAATTGATGCAGATTCATCTTTAATGTCTACTGCAAATTTGTTTTGAACATAAGTTGTTCTTTCTTTTGGTTGTTCGATTGGAAAAAATTCATCGAATAATTTACTGTAATCAATCATGTACATAATATAAATGTTTTTAGTTAATAATATCTTATATAGTCCAAATAGTATACCAATGAACTATTTTTGACAAATTGTCATTACATTATGTTATCTTGTCTTTCAATGATTGTAGACATATGGTCTGCCCAATGCATGATAAATTGTAACTTATAAACCAATTGTTTCTTTAAGTCATGACCTGCTAAATACTTTTGATTATCTTCGTCATACATACCATCGGTAAGTTTGATTGCGAAATACTCTTTCTCATTATACTGAATACCATAGTGGTTTAATGTAAAGAAAGTTCTATCGGTTAAGGTCATATATGGAATATTCTCATTACGAACAAATAAAGTTCCGTATTTCTTTTGAGACCATTCTTCTTGATTTGGTAAATAGTGTAGTTCACCTTTAACGCCCAATTTTCCTAAATCGTGATGTAGACAACTAAATATCAATTCTTCTTCTGTAAAATCTATCTCTCCACCTTGCGATATGAACAGGTCTCTCATTTTAAGAGCGTTCTTACATACATTAAAGATGTGGTCTATGTACCCACCTATATATGCGTTATGATAGTGTTTTGAGCCAGATGCGGCGGATAGTGTAAGGTTAATACCCAATTCTTTTTCGGAATACATATGGAGTAATTTCTCCAATCTTTCTCCTTTAAAATATTTTTTGATTATTGCAATGAACTTATCATAGTTTTGCTTTAATTCTTGTTCTGTTTTTTGTTTCATAATTTAGAGTTTAATTGTTTATAATACTCTAATATACGACAATTTTTTGATATTACCAAATTTATATTAAGCTATTTTTTGTTAAATTACCTATAATATTAATATGTATTTATTTTCATTTAAATTTTTAATATTATGCATACTTTCATGACCTATATCAAATGCAATACCGATTCTTAAATCACCATCCCATTTTTTGAATTCATGTGGAACATAAGATGAAAAAATAGAGATTTCTCCAGGTATGTTTAATATGTCAGTTTTTTCTAAATCATCAGTTCCAATTATATTGGGTTTTACATTTTGTTTTTTAAAATAATAAGTTGTATATGTTGGTTTACTACTATACAAAAAACAGTGGCCACTTAATGCGTTACTGATTTTTTGTTTATCAGGCAAATTAGGTAAGTGGGTGTGATATCCAATATAATCACCTTCTCTATAAATATTTGCCCACATTTTTAAATAAAAACTTTCCCATCCGTTTATTTTAAAAACTAATTCTTTTATTTTTTTAACTATTAAATTAACTTCTTCAAATTCAAATTCAATCAAATTATAGTATGAATGTAATTTAGTAATACTATCCATATTAACATGCTTAAATGTTGGTATCGTATTATTATTCAAACTTTTAATATATGATTCTTTATTAAGAATTTTTTCGCATAAAGAATCAACATTTAATTCATTAACTAAACATGATTCAATAATTGAATATTCGTTTAAAATTTGTGCCATTGTAATTTTTTATTTTTTATATCCAATATTTTCAACTAAATCAAATACGACTTTATTCCAATCTTCAATTTCGACTTTAATAGTATCATAATTTTTTAACATCATACCACTAACTTTATTATAAAACCAATGTGCCGAATTTTTTGGTCTATCTATTTTTTTTGTAACATATAAATTATATCCAAAAGTTGTTTTCGAATCTATTTCTTTAAACCAAACATAACCTATTGCTCTTGTGTTCATAAAAAGTAAAAATAGATTATCACCATTTACTAGTATTCTATTTACAGCGTCTTCTAATGTAAACATATCATCCCACATATATTCTTGATTAAAATATTCTATTAAAAGTTGAATACTATCTTTGTATGAGTCTAACCAAGTTTTATTGTAAATATGAATTATATTTAAATCAGGTTCTTCTATATAATTTTCTTTATTTAATTCATATTGTTTCATTAAAATAAAGTTTTTTCTTTTTTTACTTCATCTTTTATTTGAAATCCTAAAGTTAAAGTTATTCTTGGTTTTTCTCCTATTACTGGGATACTACCATGTCTGACCCTACCGGCTACACATCTCCATACTAGTCTTTCTTTTAATTCATTAACCTTGCCATTATAAATAGAGTGTCCTCCTTCATATGGATATGATAATATTACATTATACCTAATATGCGTATATCCATCTAAATTCGCATCACTATGTAAATGAATAGAACCACCTTCATTATTAATGCCAATTGCATCTTCAAAGTTTGGGTCTAATATCCAATCATTAATTTTTTCTACTTCAATTACTCTATCTTTTATTTTTTTTACTAAATCTAATGGAGAGTTTTCAATTTTTCGTAATATGCAAACTCGTCTAGAACCATATGGGGCATGTATATTATCACTATTTATTGTATTTACTCCGAACAAATGTGAATTAGAATCAGTCCATAATAAAAGTTTTTCTTGTTCTTCTTTTGTTATAAACTCTTCGTATCCGTATGTATCATTTAAAATTATTTTTTTCATAGTAATGTTTTATTAAAATAAACTCTTTTCCGTTTTAATCATTTCAAATCCAACATTCCCGGCCAATACAACTCTATCTATTGTAGAATTTGGTGCACCCATTGGTGCATGTGGCATATTTCCTGGTAATATAATTAAATCATCTTCCTCAGGTCTTATCCAATATTCTTTTCCATTCTCACTTTTAAAATATAATACACCATCATCACCATTCATTACATCTGGCATTTGTATATAATAAACATATGTATACTGAGGAATAAAATCTTTTAGTTTTTCATTCATAACGGAGTGAGTATGGTATACAACATTTTCCAATTCGCCGGATTGAAAACATTCTTGTACCGGATTTTCAAAACGAATTACATTTATCCAAGTTTGTAAATTAATTATATTCCATTTTTTATTTTCGGATTTGTATAGTTCATTACATTTATCGATTCCAAATTGTACAATAATATCCAAATTTTTTATTTTTTCAATTTTTTCCGTTTTACCAGATAACCATTTTGATACTTTTAGAGCAGGTGTATCATCTAAAAATTTTACAAAATAAGCAAATGCATCATTTTTACCAATATCTTTATTTAAAGAAATGTGTTTATAACATTCTTTTAATAATTCTATTTTTAAATTTTTTAAATTTAATTTAGTTTTCCAAATATATGTATCTTTATCAAAATAAATTTTTTTCATAATAATGTTTTTATTTAACGTATATTCTTTTATTAAAACAATGTTTTTTCTTTTTTAACATTATCAAATGGGCCATATATTTTATCATATTTTTGAATAAATTCATCATCTAATTTTAATTTAGTTTCAAAATGTTGACTTGAATTTATTTTCTCCAATTTAAAATCAATATTTAATTCATTGGATACCCATTCTTCTAATTTATTTAATTCCTTAATATCAAACCATATAATATCAGGATTATGATTGTGTAAAAATGACATTGGTCTATATAAAATATATAGCATATTAAGAATGTATTTTACGTCTTTTTTAATGTTATATCTTTTTAAAAAATCAAGAACAATATCAATATCATCACTTAGTATATCATTTGAATCAAAGAAAAAAATATCATCTACATTTAACTGTTCAAAAATTTTAGCAGTTTCAATTTCATTAGTTCTATATAATTCATCAACTATATGTTTATATGTAGATATAAATCTATCATATGGGGTTCTTCTGATTGAAATAATAGGTATTTTATTTTTAAATTTCTTCTTCAACAAATAAATTGATTCATGGGGATGAGTCAATGTATCTGCCATTTCTTCATTTGACATTTTAGAAAAATTAGGAATTATTTCATGTTGATTATCAAATTTAGAATTTAAATGATTTACTTTTAAATTATTTTTTAAACAAGATATAAAAAATGAAGTGGATGCACACCTAGGTAAACTTATAAATAAAAATTTTTCATTTATTAACATATACTTAAAAATTGGTTTTTCTTATTTTTTTCATTTATATTAATGTTTTTATTAGTGGTGTAGTTCTGTGTTTTATAATAGGAATCACACATTGTTTCCAATTTGGGTTAAAATAAAACTTTTTAATTTGTTCGTTTTGTTCCTCAGCGTTTGGTACATCATTTAATTCAAAAATAATTTTATCCAATTCAAAATCTTTATGAAGAATGTTTATTGTTTTTTCATTTATTGATTCATTTGACCTACTGGCCCAATATGAAAACACGCCTCCTTTACTTAATATGTTTTTTATATTTGGTAATAATGTCGTAAAAAATCCGTTATCTGCCCACGTATCAAAATATATCCCATCAAATTTAGGTAAGTCCATTATCACATCTTGCCACTTAGAAAATATAATTTTTACATTAGGTTTCTTATCCCACCCATCTTGTATCATTTTAGCATATACATCGGGGTGCGCCTCAATAATGGTATGTGATTTAATATCGTAAGTTTGAATAAAAGTATCAATTATACCCATACCAAATCCAATATTTAAAATATTACCTCCATTTTGGCATATAACTTTAGCAGATTCTTTCATCCATTCCGTTTCCCAATCCATCATAACGGCTCTTCCTGATTCATCTAATAGTTTACCATTATCGGTGTATGTTAATTTTTGTTTGAAATAACTTTGACTTACTTCCATAGCATTGTTATTTTTTAAATTTTTCATTTTAAAATATTTTAATATTATCATCAAAATTATTTAATATTAATTTAAACGCTATTGTAATTCTCATATCATTAAAAGTAATTTTTGGAGATGACCCTCTGTGTAATATATCACTTTTAAATAAAATTCCAGAATTATAAATTGGTAATGATGATTTTATATCTTTATTTTCATCTATAAAATATGTTTCACCCAATTCACTTGGATTACCTTCATTGAAATAATAAAGAAATGTATAGGCTTTTTCAATTTTTGCATCAGTATGCCAATCTCCCTCTTGTCCAAATACATGTCCATTTGCATAAATTCTTAATATATCAAAATTTTGGTTTGTTATTTTTTTAATTTTATTAAAAAAAATTTTATTAAAAAATGAAATATTAATTAAATCGGTTATAAAAAATTTAGTATGTGAAAAATCTGTACTAGTATGGCCATACTTCCAAAGAGATGTATTTATGATTTTTTTACACTCATTTAATTCTTCATTTGATAGTATATTTGAATATTGTTTGAACATAAAATTATAATAATTTTTTATTTTTACTTTTTAATGTATTTAAATTTAATTTAAATTCATTATTTACTAATTTTTCTAAAAAAGTATTTTCAGTATTTATTTTTTCCATCAATAGTTTATGACATTTCTCTACCCACAATATACATAAATTTTTATTAATTTCAAAATTTTGCATAAACTTTTTTACAAATTCAACAAACTTTTCTTCATTTCCGTTTATCTCTTTTATCTCTTTATAAAACGGATGTGATTCTATTTCTAAAATATGTTGCAATATTTCTAAAGGATAGGGATGGGTTGATATAAAAGGTATTTTTGCAAGAATAAATCCATAAGTTTTTTCTGAGAGATAATTTGATGTAAAGTCTCCTTTTTTCCAATCCCAAGTTTCGGATAATATATGTAATTTTGCCATCGGTAAAATACGCATCAAATAATCCAAATAATGTTCTATGTTTTCAATCCAACTTATATCATCAAAATCATCACCATTATTAATATTATAATTTATGTTATTTTCCAATCGTTTTGAATATAAATTAAATTCTTTATTTTTACAATTATCTACTCTTGAAAGATATATTCTATTATCATTTAATTTCGCCAACCCATTTATTATAGCAGTTCTATTTCTTTTGTGATATCGCATTGAAAAACATAAATCGTATGGTTGATTTAACTTTTCAAATATATTTTTAAATTCATAATACCAACGAATAGATAAAAGTTCGTTCCATTGATGTATTGTATTTGTTAAACAAAAGAAATGATTAAGATATTTATCTTTTATTAAATCACTAAAAATTACATTATCTGATATTATGTAATGATTTTTTAATCTATCAATTTGAACTTCTAAATCCATAACATTTGGATAATCTATACCATCATATTTAATTAAAGATTTTTCAGTTCTTAGTAAAAAAATAAACCAATTTGATTTTTTTTCTAATGTTTCTGCAATGCATTTCATTATGGGAATGTCATTAATTCCAAATTCTGCACCCCACTTGCCTCTATGTGAAGTATCACCTTCTTTGCGATTTATACAATCTATATCTTTTAATTTATCATCTACATTGATTTGTTCTAAACAAGTTAAAAAGTCTAATATATGATGGCCATCGGTATTATCGTTTATTAGTGGGTCAAATATTAATTCTAAATTATTTTCACCATAATTGCAAAAAATACTACCAACATTATTATTTAATTGATAATCCCTATTAGTTGTTTTATGAAATAATTTGTAGAATAATGAAATAGAATAATAATGATGTATATAAAATTTAATATTCATTACTAAATTATTTTTTTTTGTGAATAACCCCTTTCAGTAAAAAAACAAACTAAACTATAACGATGTCCTGTTTCAATTGGTAATACTCTATGTTTTATTTTTGAATCGAGTAAAATTGATAAATTTTTTTTTGGTTTAATTGTATGAATTTCATCGGAAATTATGTATTGAAATTCACCACCTATAAAATCATCATTTATGTAAGTAATAAATGTTATATCCGAATGGTCAAAATGAAATAAATTATTTTTAAAATTATCTTTATCAATATAATTTATAGCCATAAGTTTTAAATTAAATAAATTTTTTTCAAAAACATATGGTATATTATTTAAATAATGTTTTAAATTAATGTCGACTTCTTGTGGAGATAACATTATTCTAGAATAATTTCTATCGTTTGTAATTGGTTTGTTTAAAAAATCTTTTTTTTCTAAAATAATTTTTAATAAAAATGATATCTCTTCTTCTAATAATATGTTTTCATATACTTTTATCATATTATATTTTTTATATTTGTATCGTATGGTCTTTCGAAATTATTATAAAGCCATTCTATAAAAGTAGTATCTTTAATTATTTTAGTTTTTTCTCTATTTGTAGTATTGTTTATTATTTCAATAACAATATTAGTATTATACCTATTATCTATGAAATTTTTAAATTTATCCAATTCATTGATATCAAACTCATAATTACATTTACTACTATTTTTATAAAAATTTTGACAAATTAATGAATATGGTTTTATAAAAAAGTTTTCTATATTTAGTTTTTCCTTTATAATACTCTGAAAAAATTTGAAATGTTTATTTTCATTTATAGTAAAATCATTGTGAATATCAAAAATAATATTTGGAGTAAATAATTTATAAATAAATTCATTATTTATTTCATAAATTGGTATTATAGGAGTGTATCCATTTTGTTCTATTTTCTTCCATATAAATTGTATGGCACTTATAAATCTATCAACAAAATTTCTAGTTATACATATTGTTTCTTTGTTTCCCCATTCTTTTATTAAATCATTTTTTTGAATATGTAAATGTGAATATTTCTTATTAGGATAATCTATAAATCCTTTATAATGGTTTAAATTATCATATTTAGAAGAATATTGTATATTTAGATTGGTATTATTTAGTGCCAGATGCACGGAATAACTTGCATTTTTTGGTATGCATACCCATATTAAATTATCGTTAATCAACATCATTGTAACTATACCATTGTTTTGGTATTTTTTTGAGTATTTTTAAATACATCAGTATTTTCAACTTCTAACCAATAATGTTTTGGGCAGGCGTCGTATTTTTTAGAAAATATCTTTTTCTTCAAAGGACACCCACAATCACCACAATACGGGTTACCACTTCTTTCTTGATGACGAATAAATTCACAAGAGTTACAAATTTTTAACCTTGCGTCAGCTAAAATTGTTTGTTCTTTGGTTGGATTTGCTGCAATAATCCAAGCATTTACTATTTCTGTAACTTTTTTAATCATAAATTATTTTTAGTAATTAACTGTGTTTTACTTTTACTGCATTTAAAAATAAATTTATTTTATTTTTTAAAACATTCTTAGTATTCGTATCTGTAACTATTTTTTTTCTTTTCATAAAATCTAATATAGATGAGTATGAAATATTTTTATTTGTTTCGGTTGCCATATTATTATTTTATTTTTTTAAATTCTACATCTATTTTATTATAATCAACTACATATAAATTATCTTCATTTTTAGATAATGCAGTTTCAAATTCAGTTCCTATCAATTCTTGTGCTATCACACCTCTATATAAACCATCTTCACCTTTATAGTTAAATTCGTATATGTTTAAACCATTATTAGATTTACCTATTAAATTTAAATTTTCTTTATAATTTATATCCGATTTTTGGACATTACAATAATCACCTAATCTAAAATCACCTCTCCACCAAAATGATTCTCCAGCTGATGCTCCACAAAGATGTGAGTTGTTGAAATTAGAAGTTGTTCTATAACACACCCAAGAAAACGTAGGATACACCCATGCATTGTCACTACATCTATAAAGGCCTGCACTGGAAACAGGTAGATATGACGGACATCTTCCTAATATACAATCATAATCATAGTTGTGTGTTACAATACCATATCTTTGTTGATTTTGGGTTTCTTCTAATGTTAAAAATAAATCCAATTCTTCAAAATCTAAAACATATCCTGTTAAAAATTCCATTCTAAAATTAATATTTGTAATTGTTGATTCTATTAAAGTTTCTGTTTGAGAATCAAAAATTAAAATTATATTACCAATATTCAATTTTGAATAAGGTTTAAATAATACAATATCATTATCTTTTACCATTATTTTTGCATGTTCTACATCTGTAAATGTAGAATTTGTATCGGTATTAATTGTAACAATAATTCCATAATGTGAAAAACTTTCTTTTGTAACTAATGCAGAACTACTAATATTATAATTATTTATAGTATCATTGAATGAAGCCGACCAATTATCCTCTATTACATTGGAGGTAGGTAACGTTGAAAAATTTATTGATTTAACACTATTGTTTAATTCTAAATCTTTAGCTAACTCAATATTACCATCCGGCAATAAAACTTTAGTTTCAGATGTTGCAGATAATTTAACAGCTAACTCATTTGTGTAATTATAAAATTTAGGTACATATCTCAATCTATCCCATTTTTGAACTTGATTGGTATCATCAAAATCTGCATTATTTATAATTTCCATCATAGAAGTAGTTTCATTAACTTGTAATTGAAAAATATCTAAATTACCACCAACTACCATATCAATACTTCTATATGATTTTATTCTATCATTCAATAAATCATCCGTATTATAGATAAATTCTTGTATGTATTCATCTACTTCTAAAGTGGATTTTAAATTATTTAATTCTTCTAATGTAGAAATTTTATATAATTTTGGATATATTCTATTATATGATGGGGTGTTTCTTTTTTTAACACAATAGTTTGGATGATTTCCATTATCTCTCAATTCCGCTCCAATAGAATCAATTCCCAATTCTGTATCGTTTATATAACATTTTGGAATGGAGTTAGAATCTATATCATACATTAATTTTAAAAACTCCCAATTATCTTTAGCGTATATATCATCAATTAAAGCTGTTGTATCATATGATAATCTAATAATTAATTTTTCATCAGCATCTTCTACATATGGAATTGTTACGGAATTTGTATCGGTTTTTAATTTTGTAAATGTTATATTTGAACCACTACAAAATGTTTCCAAATAATTAGAAAATTCTAATTTAGATTCTTCCGTTGTATCATATTTAGGTTTACCATTATCATCGTATCCGATTATAGCTCTATTATTTTTAAATTCTTCATAATCTATATGTAGAGTAAAATCAGTATCTACACCGGTTGATGATTGATTACAAATCAAAACTATTTCATTAAAATTACTAGCTGATATAAAATTTTCAAATTCAATTAAATCTACATCATTTACCCATGGGGTAGCTAATGAAATATTAGTATTTGTTTCTATTGCTTTGAAAGAACCATCGGTATCTTTCATAAAATCAGTTCCTATGATAACTGCTCTCATATTATTTTGTTTATTTGTCTATAAATATAATTATAATCTTTTTTAATAAAGGTTTCAATATCTTTTAATTTTTTTATTATTTTTTCAAAGATATAAATATGGCCTTTTGTATTAGGATGACCAAAATCATCACAGACCAATCCTTTTTTTTTCATATGATTTAACATTCCTGAAAATAAATCACATTGGTCAAATTCTATAAAATTTTGAAAATCTATTTTATCATATGTAGATAGAGATTTTACCTCTTTATTTATTTCCATATAATTGAAAAATAAATATTTTACACCAATTGACTTTAAATACTCCTGTAATATAAACATATAATGAATTGTATGTTCACTTGCCATTGGTTCAAATTTTGGATGATATTGTGTATGGTCGGATAAATTAACATAATAGTAGTTACCCATAATATCACAATGTAATCTACGATTAACGCCTGACCATTGTATAATAACTAAATCAGGTTTAATTTCCATACCATTTAATCTTTCTAATGTAGTATGTAATATCCAATCATTACCTACACCACATTGAGAGTCATTTATAATATTCCAACCCATTTCTTTTGCAAGTATGTTTGGATAAGAATTATTGTATTCTACTCCATATCCATGTGTAATCGAACATCCGTTTACATATAATAACATAGGGGCGGGGGTTGGGGGGGTGAGTCGTTTTTTAAAGAAATTTTTTAGAACATACCTTCTATTGATAGTCACTACTTCTTTCTTTTACTTTGAGGAGAGTAGTTCTATTTCTTCTTTATATCCCTTTTAAGTCGTCTTAAGTACCATATGGGAAAGTATATCACCCAATAGAGAGAAGCTCCCACAATTCCAACGAAAATGACGAATGACATCATTATAAAACGTAAGAATAGTAATATAGTCTTAATCATTGACATAAATAATTTATTGAATCAGTTCTACTTCATCACCAGGACCTTGATATGCCCATTCGGTTGGAGGTACATTGGGGTCGGTTTGTAAAGCCCATAGAGTAAATTTTCCGTTAAATACCTTTTTAAATACATAACCATCGAATGTTGAACCTTCTCTTATTACACGAGTTGATTTCGGACTCAACTTTTCTCCTTTCTTGCTAAAAGTTTTGATATCAGGTGTATTAATAACACCCATTCCGTTTCTCTTACCATCCCTTTGTCTTTTTACTCGGTATTGATTAATTACGGGTGGAGTTACGATTGGTTGACTTGGTGCACCGGTTACAATTTCTTGTTTAAGTTTTTCAATCTCCTCATTGGTAGTTGCAACAGGTGTAGGTTCAACGGATACCAAATCACTACTTTCGGTTTGTTTGAAACTATGATTAGAACCAGAATCATCAGTATCAGTCTTTGCAATAATATCTTCTATAATGATACCATAAGTATTGGGAGTAGGTATTACCCCTTTAAAGAAAGTATCTTGTATTTTGGTAAAATCGGTTCTAAGTAATTTTAATTGTTTACTTAATTCTATAATAAAGGTTTGTAGTCTCTTTGGGTCGAAAATAGTTTTTTCTTGTTCGGTAACAGTTATAATAGGTACAATGGTATAGTGTGATGCATTAGGATTATTCTTTGTATCTACCATTTTAAAGTAGTCTACTACCTCAAACTTATCGGATGGTCTTTCACTATCCTTATCCAATGTATAATTGATTTGGTCTATTAACTTCTTTGGTATACCTTCCACTACTCCACCATCTACATCATTGGTATAAGTAATATCCGTTACACCTGCCTGTTTATTCTGAAAATCTCTACCATCTATAATGGATTGGAGTTTGGTTATGTCCAATTCAATCATCTTAATTGTTTTACCCATACTCACCACTTTATCCTTAATAGTTAACTTGCCATTCTCTACAATATCATAGTGTGGGTTCTTTGAATCTTTTATATCTTTAAGGGTTTGTGGTGAACATAGATAGTTTTCACCTACCTTTACTACTATACCATTTCCTTTAATAACGGGTTTAAGATTATTAAGTGGCACACCGATAGGTAAATAAATAGGTTTAATATCCTTTGATGCACTAATTTTCCATTGTGCACCTTCTAATGTATACCTTTCGGGGTTTTGTGTTATAAGTTTAATACTCATCGATGTAATCTAAATCTTTTGTTATTTCTTTAAATGCCTTTTTATATAATCTTAATTCATCTTTGATTGTTGACTTACGATTTACTCTTATATCGTATATTGTTCTTTGTAGTTCCCTATACAAACCTAAGTCAACTGTATCTACTATGATATAATTAATTTCTAATTCTTTTTTATATTTGCCAAAAGCAGTATCATCCTTTACTTCTTCTTTATACTCATCTAAAGGTTGTACTTTATATATCTTTGCAACTCCGATGGATGTACCAAATTCCTGTGCAGCTCTGTCAAAGACTTCTTCTTTTAACATATTATTTCTTTTTAATGGGTATAGGAACAACTATTTTCTTTTTCATTGCAAGAGGTACATTACTTCTATCACCAACTGAACCAAATGGATTAAAATCTTTATTTGCACATCTTGTTAGATAATCTTCATCACTTTCGTTAGGTAATCTTTCACAATGACCTTCGAATACTTTTGATAATAATTCTTTTAGTTTCATACTCCTATAAATATCACTTAAGTAAATAAAATTCTCTTAATTGTCAGATGTGAGTGTCAACTCATATGTCAAAATAACTCGTATAGGGAAAAAATATGACCCCGGTATTCGCACGTATCCGACCCGGTTTTTGCGAACGTGTCTTTGCCTAGTCACATGAAACTCGACCAACTCAATCGGGCAAAATGAGCACAAAGAAACCGACATCATTTACGATATCGGTTCATCCTACGATTAGGAGCTCTTTGTAATTAAAATGAAAATATGAAAACTAAACCAAAACTTCTTTTTTTAAAACATACGTTGTACCCACTTAGGATAGTTAGTGTATTGAGACATTAACTCATTACTTCTATAATCTTTCACTTCTACTCTACTACCTATCTTCATATCCTTACACCATTTTTGAAATTCTATATCAGACATAACTTTCTCTCTCTCACTCTCTATACTTGTATACTTCTCTATGTCTATACTATGTACTACATCTTGTATACTACTATTACTATTACTCATACTATATATTTAACTGAATTTATTTTTATTAAGATTGTCCGATTAAGCTTTTGCTTTTGCTGGATGTAATTCAAAGATTTGTTTTAGATACTCATCCTCATTCTCCATATCCTCAGCTGTCATATCGTTATACCTATCTAACAAAGCAATTGCGGACCTGATTTCACTCAGCTGTTCACTAGCTAACCATTTAGGTTTGCCATCTTGCAGTCCTTTAATTTTTTTCATTAATACTACCTCATCTTGTTTCAATTTCTTTATTGCGTAATCCATTTGTTATTTTGTTTTATATGTGTCCAACATTCTTTTGTGTACTTATCTTCATTCCTTCTTGCTTGTCTCTCATACGGGTTTCTACTATATGAACCGGGGTACTTATAATACTTTGTTCTTATTGGTTGTAGTTGGTGTGTCCATTCGTGTATACATGTAGCGATTAACTCTCGCACATCTTCACATTGGTCCCAGTATATCCAAATCTCATTATCATCAGCATCGTATGCACCACAATCCGTATCATATCCTTTCACTACGGACCAGATTGGCTCAAACTTTTTTCTTTTATTAACTCCTAAATTTCTCTTACACCATCGTAGAGCCATATTAGTTATACTTACAGCCGGAGCACGACCTAACCCTTGCACCTTCGTGTTTAAATAAATCATTTGTGTTTGTTTAGTTATAAAAAAAGTGGCACTATTGGGATGCCACTTTTATTGATATCAAAGCTTTCTTTGTAAAGTAAATCGGAGAATAACCATTTGTAAAGTAACCAATATGCTTTTGATATAGAGCGGTGAGCTAGATTTGAACTAACCC